AGCGCGCCCCGTCGACAAGCCCCTCGATTTCGCCCTCGGAGACGACGTCGAGGATCCGCGCGTAGCTTTTGGAAACGAGCGTATCCTTTTGCTCAGCCATTTATAAACCTATCGTAAAGGGTTCGATTTCAAACCAACCGAAATACCCGGACCCGAGTTGCTCCGTGGACGTGCCGGCGCTCACGACGGCGCTTCCCACGATGAGCGAGCCGTAACAAAGCGCGACGGGTTGACCTTGTTGAGTCGTGTTGACGGGTCCGTTAAAGAGATAAGACGGGCGGTTAGCTTCGGGTTCCTGGGGCGCTGTGACCTTGGGGTTAGGCGTGAGAATGCCGGCGACGCCATTCAGCGCAAGGTTTACCCCGACCGCCATTCCTACCTTTCCGAGGACCGTTCCCAGGGCGGCCAGCGACCCGCCTCCCGTTGCCGGAGTAAGGAGGACCGCGGCCGTTACGAGAGCCGCCCCGACGAGAATTTTTCCGACGTCGCCCGAGCCGGAGATTGCCGGGACAATCCGAATCGACTCGCGGCCGGCGGGGTTGTGGAGCTCGTCGAGGCCCAGGTCCTCGCGGCCGATGCCGACCCGGTAGCCGACGCCTTGAGCGCCGGAGTCGATCAAATGCTTTTCAAAGCCTGGAAAGTTGACCGTCAGCGCGCGGATAGCCTCCGCCGGCGTCTTGATCGCGAAGCGATGCACCCGCCCGAAGCGCTTTCCGAGCTCGCCGTAGAGCTTAACGACCCGCAAGCTTGCCATGCCGGAGGGTTGCGACCGTGTGTTTTTGATAGTGGCCGTTGTAGACTTCACGGGTCGAAAGTCTCCCCTCTAAATGGTGCAAAATAACCCCGTCTCCCAAGTAAATCGCGGCGTGAGAGACGACGTTATTAAATAGCCGTAATAGAAAAATATCCCCGCGACGGGGGTTCGCTTCAAATACTTTCTCGAATCCCGCTTTCCGGTAATTCTCGAGGTAGAGTTGCTCGCCGCGCTCCCAAAATTTCCCGCGGCGGTCGAAATCAGGGAGCTCGATTTTGAATTCCTGACGGTAAAAGTCTCGAATGATGGTGTAGCAATCCAAGACGCCGAGAGAGTATTCCCGCCCGATCAAAGGCGCCTTATATCCGCACGGCTCGAGGTAGTCCCATTCGCCCCCCGGGACCGATACGATATACCAAGGGAGTCCAGACGCCTCGCAAGCGACCCGATCCGCCTGGGAGGGTTTCGGCGATTGGTCGACGTGGGAATGGAATACCGCCACAATATCCCCGCGGTCCTCGGCGGAGGCGTAGTCGTCGGGATGGAGGATAAAGTTTTGCGCGTCCTCGGCGATATTGCGGCAAGGGAAGAACTCCTCCTTACCCTTGCGGACGAGGACAAGCCCGCAAGCCTCCCGCGGCGCGTTCCAAAGCGCATACTCGAGAGCGAGGCTTTTCGTGTTGGGGCGCATTACCTAAACAACCCGGCGCCCGGGAACCCGCCGAAGGGGAGTTGAGCGACCTCGCCGAAGCGCGCTTTACAAGAGCTCAAGCGCTTACCGCACCGATCGAGCGCCTGGGTTGCGACGGGCTCGTCGGACGTGTCGAAATAGCTCGTTCCGGCGTAGCCGCATTCGGTCCCGCGGTACTTAAACGGGCAAGTGTTTTGAATGATTTGGCGCCTGGGGAGCGCGATTCCGGCCAGGTCAAAGGGAGCGGCGAGCTCGAAGACGACCGCGTCCCGAGCCTCCGAAACCTTGCGGTCAACGAAATAGACGTCGGCGGGGAATTCGGCCGTAGGATCCGCGAGCGGGTTTCCGGCCGCGAAGTTGACCGCGTCGAGGTATTTCGCAAGCGTTCGCCGGCGCGTGAGCTTCGCTCCGAGGAGATCCCCAAAGGTGAGAATGAGCGCCGTAATTGAGCCGAATACGTTAGAGACCGAAAGCCTGGGACGGGGGATTTGGCCGTTTCCGGTCAGGTCAAACCCCTCGGCTTGCACGGGAAAGCGCGTATACGTCTCCCCGTTCCAGACGATGTTTTGAGAAAGCTCGTTAGTCCCGGCGTGGAAGCGGTAAACTTGGTCGCCTAAGTCGGTTAGGTCGAGCTCAAATAGCTCGATAACCGCGGAGGGAGCGAGCTTTTGAATTTCCGCCGAGAGGCTCACGGCTCGAATACCTCCTCGAAGGACGCCGAGACCGTGTAGAAATCATGCCGGTCAATCGAGCGGGACCATTCGCGGCAAATAAATTTTTTACCGACCGCCTCGTCCGGGGGAGTCCATTCAAAGGATTCAACGCCTCCGCGGGCGTCGAGGAATGCGAGGATTGCGTCCGCCTCGACCTTTGACCGATTCTGAAACCGGAGATTCCAGACGTCGGGGTTGCGGTTGATTCCCCAGGCTTGGCGTTGCTCGTACCCGTCGCCGAATTGAGCGGCGCGGACCCGCGGGCGCTTGCTAACGGTTGCTCCGAAATCGGGGACGTAAACGAAAATCACGCGAGGAGTCCTCCGGGACGTTTCTGAGAAATGAGCTCGCTCCGGACGGCCGCGGCAATGGCGCGCCCGAGCTCGGCGCCTTGGCGGTCTCCCGCGACTTGCTCCCCGCCCGACGTGTTGACGGTAACGCTCACGTTAAAGGTTTCCCCTGGGGCGCCTTGCATGGCGACCGGGATCCGCTTTCCGTCCGGGAGCGGGACGTAAGCCTCGGGAGTCCGCCCCTCGCCAAAGACGGCGAGTTGAGGGGAGCGGGCAATTCCGCCCGTCGAGTAGGTATTCAAGGGGAGCATCCCTTGCGCGGTCATGATCCCGCCCTTTGCAGCGTATGCAATGCCTGGAATCGCAATCGGTCCGCCGGCCGAGAGTCCCGTCCCTCCGCCCCCGAAGAGGCTTGAGATCCCTCCCAGAAGGGGCGCGATAATGCCGGACTTGATCGCGATTCGGGAGATATCCTTAATCAGCGAATTCGCGAGGTCTCGGAAACTAAGCTTTCCGCTCGTGACAAAGTCGACGAGCGCGTCCTCGGCGCCTTTGAATACATTGGAAAGAGCGTTGTCCGTTTGCGCGGCGACGTTTTGAGCCTCTTGCAGATAGTCGTTAACGGCGCGCATCACGCCGACGCCTGGGTCGCTCTCTTGCGCTTCGCGGAGGTCGATCAGCGATTGCCGGAGCTCGCTCACGGCTTGCGCTTCTTTCAGGTATTCGTCCCGGCGCTCGGGGATGAGCTTGGCCGCCTCCGCGTTCGCCTTGGCATTCTCCTCAATTGCGATCCGTTGCTTTTCTACCGCGGGGGTAAGAATGCCGAGGGTCTTTTCTTGGAGCGCATACTCCGCGCGGAGCTTCGACCCCTCCTCTTGGACTTTCCTAATCGCCGCTTCCGCGCGCTCGTATTTGCGTTCCTGGGATTCCTCGTCCGAGCCGGAGAGATTGCCGGCTTTCTTTTGCCGCTTTGCGGGAGCGGTCGAGGCCAGCGCGCGCTTTGCGGCGTCGTCGTCCCCGAAGATGACCGAATCGGAGAGGAGTCTTTTAAACGCCTGGGTCGTGGCGCTCTTCTCGATCTCCTCGCCGGACTTTTTCCATTGGTCCGAGATCGCGGCAAAGTTGAGTTTAAACCGCTCGGCGTTGCGGTTGTGGAATGCAACGAAATCCTTTTCGATTTGTCCGAGAGCGTCAAAGTTTCCGGTAACGACGGCGCGCAAAGATGCGGCGAGCGATTTAAAAACGTTGATAAATCCGTCGGCGAAAGTCGAAAAAATGTTCGCGCCTTGAAAGAGCAATCCGTTGATATCGTTAACGGCCGTTTTGACCGCAATGGAAAGCCCGAGGATTGTCGCGGTAGCCAGGCGGACCGTCTCGCCGATAACCGTAAAGACGGGGGTAAACGCGCTCGACTCGCGGACGAATGCGAGCATAGCGTCGGCAATTTGCTTGAGCGTCGGGAGGAGGGTCGAGAGCCCCTCAATCGCAACATTCTTAAACGCGAATCCGATCTCGGAAATCCGGTCGTTAAACTCGTCGGCTTGCTCCCCGAACGAATCGCTAATCGCGAGCCCGTATTGCCGGATTGCCTCGCTCCCCATATTGAGGAGCGGGATAATTTCCGCGCCGGACTTACCGAAGAGGCGGACTGCGAGCGCCGCCTTTTCCGGTCCGTCTTGCATTTCTTTGAAGCGGTCCGCGATTGCAAAAATTGCGGCGTCGGCTTTGATCGTATCGCCCGAGGAGTCGCGGAGGGAGATCCCGAGAGTCTTAAAAGCGGAGGCGGCTTTACCATTGCCCGCGGTCGCCTCGCCGATATTGACGGCGAGTTTCTTAACCTTGACGGAGAGCGCGTCGACTCCCAGGTTAGTGAGCTCCGCCGCCCCGCGGAGGTTTGATAGTGCCTGGGTCCCGATGCCGAGCGAGTCGGCCATGGTCTTAGTTTCGTCCGCGGCTTGCAGAATGCCGGAGGCAAAGCCCGCGACTTGGCGAATCGCGAAAGCGCCGGCAA